CGTCGTATCGGGGAGTATGGCTTTAAGGAAGGTTTGGATTACATCATTGTTGAAAATTTGCGCTCCCCAAATTTGAGTAGCTCAAAATCTCGCCAGCAGATCAGCCATGAATACCTGACCACGTTGGATATGGCCAAAGAGCTGGCAATGGTTGAGCGTAGCGAACAAGGTCGCGCTATTCGTCGTTACTTTATCCAGTGTGAAGAGGCGTTACAGCTTACCGCTCCAGAAATCGCCGCGCGTTATCGTCGTAAGTTAAAGGCTCGCATCGGAGTGGCAAACCTGTTTAAGCCGATGTGCTCTGCGTTGGAATCGGTAAGGGCGGAACAGGGCAAGGTGACACAGTCTCACCACTACAGCAATGAAAGTAACATGATCTCCCGCATCGTCCTGGGTGGTCTTACTGCGAAGCAATGGGCAGGCATGAATGGAGTAGTGGGGGATCCTCGCGATTCGATGAGTGCCGAGCAGTTAGAGCATCTGTCTTATCTGGAGAGTACCAATATCACCCTGCTGGATATGGGGATGGATTACCCGCAGCGGAAGGTTGAGTTAACGCGGTTGTCCCAGCGTTGGATGGCGCGGCGTTTGGGAGCGGCATAATGTTCAATAATCTCTGGAAGCCACTGGCGCTAATCGCGTTGGTGGCTTTGTCGTATTGGGAGGGGATGTGAGCCGTACCATTATCATCGTCATTGCTGCGTTGGTGGTAGGGTTGGTGGTACTGGCCTGGACGACCGACCGCTACCGTAGTAACGCCATCACCTACAAGGGACAGCGCGATAAAGTCACTGAACGGCTTAGCCTGGCCAACGCCACTATCACAGATATGCAGACACGTCAGCGCGATGTGGCTGCACTGGATGCCAGATACACCCAGGAGTTAGCCGATGAAAAAGCAAAGAATGACGCTTTGCGTGATGATGTTGCCGCTGGTCGCCGCCGGTTGCGTGTCAACGCCATCTGCACCAGTTCCGTGCATCAAGGCACCGCAGCCGCCGGCGTGGATAATGCAGCCCGCCCCAGATTGGCAGACACCGCTCAGCGGGATTATTTCACCCTCAGAGAGCGAGTAACGACGATGCAGAAGCAGCTTGAGGGAGCGCAGCAGTACATTCGAGAGCAGTGCCAATAAGTCAGCATTACAGCAGGTCTTTGCTAAGGGCCTGCGATAATGCAGCCAGGCCGCCATGTGCGGCCTTTTTCATGGGGGTATGTATGAGGCCGTTTCAACTCACGCGAGCACGCCGCTGTGGCTACTGTGGATCACGGTCCCACTGCACACAGTACTGCCCGAAGACCAATGCAGGGCGTATGAACATAGCTCTCCGTGAGCAGATGAATCAACTGAAGAGTCGCCCGCAACAGTAATCCATCCTGGTGGTACATACATGAAAGAGCCACGTATCTACGGAAGTAAATGGGATAGAGCAAGGATTGCGTTCCTCCGGGCTAATCCGCTGTGTGTGATGTGTCACCAGCAAGGGCGATTGGAGGCTGCCACGGTGGTCGATCACATCGAACCTCATCGTCTTAAAGAGGCGTTGATGTCAGGAGATGGTCAGCGCATCTCAAAATCCCAAAAGCTGTTTTGGGATCAGAAGAATTGGCAGGGGTTGTGTAAGCAGCATCACGACTCTACAAAGCAGCGGATGGAGAAGCGGGGGCGAGCGGTTGGTTGTAGTGAAGATGGCATACCATTTGGTGCCAACAAGCACTGGGGAGGGGCGGGGTGAAAGTTCACCCCTCTCGTGCTAAATGACCGCCGCTTCTCCTTTCCGTGCACAACCGCGAAATGAAAAGTTTTTTTCCGGGAGGTTCCGATGGCAGGACGACGCCCGAAACCGACCCACCTCAAAGTGGTGACCGGTAATCCGGGCAAGCGAAAACTCAATGATAAAGAGCCCACTCCGGCACGAGAAATACCGAGCCCTCCGGCGCATTTGACCGACTGGGGAAAAGTGGCGTGGGGGAAACTAACTCTCTTGCTGGATGGTATGGGGATTCTTACCGTCGCCGATACGCTGGCGCTTGAGCGTCTCTGCGATATCTACGCAGATATTTTGCAGTTGCGTGACACTATCGCGATCGAGGGGCGCACATATACCACAAAAACCCAGATGGGCGACTTTCTCATTAAAGCGAATCCGGCTGTAGCCATGCTGGCAGATGCTGATCGTCGATTTAAGAGCTATTTGGTTGAGTTTGGGCTGACACCTGCTGCTCGCTCTAAGGTACATGTTGATGGTGGAGAGAAAGAAGAGGACCCGCTCAACCAGTTCTTCGGTTGATCCTGCGACCCAGTACGCTCGCGATGTGACCGATGGAAAGGTGATCGCGGGGCCTGATATTCGTAATGCCTGTAAGCGTCATTTGCGCGATCTCGAAGAGGGGCCATCCCGAGGGTTGGTGTGGGATACGGATGCCGTAAAGCGCGTCATTGATTTTTATGCCAAGGTGCTGAAGCTCAATGGCGGCGAGCATGAGGGGGCGCCATTTATTCTATTGCCCTGGCAGTGCTTCGTGGTGGGCTCCCTGTTTGGCTGGAAGCGTGCAGACGGATCTCGCCGATTTCGAACGGCGTATGTAGAGTCTGGTAAGGGATCGGGAAAATCACCACTTGCCGCAGGGGTGGGGTTATATTGCCTGGTTGCCGATAGAGAGCCTCGTGCAGAGGTCTATGCCGCAGCGACAAAGAAAGATCAGGCCATGATCTTGTTCCGTGATGCGGTTGCAATGGTTGATCAGTCACCCGCTCTATCTCAACGCATCGATAAATCGGGTGGCGCTGGGAAAGAGTGGAACCTGGCTTACTTACAGGCAGGCTCCTTTTTCCGGCCAATTAGTTCGGATGATGGCCAGTCAGGCCCCCGCCCACATTGTGCGCTGATTGATGAAATCCATGAACATAAAGACAACCGAGCCGTAGAGATGATGCGCGCCGGCACGAAAGGTCGGCGGCAGGCGCTGATCTTCATGATCACCAACAGTGGCCATGATAAGACCAGCGTGTGTTACGACTATCATCAGTACGGCCAAAAGATTGCTGCAGGGCAGGCGAGTAACGACGCTTTTTTTGCGTTTATTTGCTCTCTGGATGATGGTGATGACCCGTTTAAGGATGAGTCCTGCTGGGGTAAGGCCAATCCCTCAATGGGCTACACATTCCGCCCCGACTACCTGCGTGAGCAGGTCGAGGATGCCCGGGGAATGCCTGCGAAGGAAAGCCTGGTACGGCGCCTTAACTTCTGTCAGTGGGTTGATGCTGAAAACCCGTGGATTAGTGGCGATGTTTGGATGGCTTGTGAGCAGGAAGTCTCCCTTGAATCGTTGCGTGGGGAGAGCTGTTACGGCGGCTTAGACCTGTCCGGCAAGCGAGATCTGACAGCGCTATCCTTGTACTTCCCGAGGGTTAATACGGCACTGGTTGAGTTCTGGACGCCGGGTGACACGTTATTTGATCGTGCGCGTGTAGATCGGGTTCCTTATGACGCCTGGCTACGCGATGGCTATCTGCATGCACCAAAAGGTTCGGCGATCGATTATGGCTTTGTTGCTAAGCGGATCGCAGAGCTATCTCCGATGTTCGATATTAAGAGCATTGCATTTGACCGCTATCACATCGACTACTTGATCCCTGAGCTGGATGATGAGGGGGTGACGATACCACTGACGCCACACGGTCAGGGGTTTGGTAAATCGACTGAGTCAGGGCTATGGATGCCCCATTCTATAGAGTTGCTGGAGCAGCTTATCACCGAGAAGAAAATCATCATCGTTTATAACCCATGCCTACGCTGGAACGCGGCTAATACGGTGATCGAGGAAGATAAAAGCGGTAACCGAGTGTTCAGTAAGCGCCGTAGCAATGGCCGCATCGATGGTGTAGTGGCGATGGCCATGTCGGTTGGGGCTGCTGATGGCGTACAGGAAGAAGAGGGAGACATTGATGGTTTCTTTGATGATCCGATTATGGTGGGTATCTGATGGGAAAGAGCACACAACCAGGGCGCATTAAAAGCGCCCTTTTAAATTGGCTTGGTGTCCCGGTAAGCCTGACAAACGGCACCTTTCTTCAGGATTGGATGGGCGTGAGTAGTAGCGGGAAAACGGTGACGGTCGATAAGGCGGTTCAGCTTTCTGCTGTATGGGCTTGTGTCAGACTGCTCAGTGAGTCGATATCAACACTTCCACTGAAGGTGTACCGGCGCCAACCTGACGGGTCAAAAGCATTGGCGCTGGCGCATCCGGCTTATCAGGTGCTTTGTCGTCGGCCAAATCTCGAAATGACGCCATCCCGTTTTATGCTGATGCTGGTTGCCAGTATTTGCCTGCGGGGAAATGCTTTCATTGAGAAGCGAATGATCGGTAAAAAGTTGGTGGCCCTGATCCCGCTGTTACCTCAGAACATGGTGGTAAAGCGGTCTGATTCCGGGTCTTTGCAGTACACCTATACCGATAATGGTGTGACACGCACCATCCAGCCTGATCACATGATGCATATTCGAGGTTTTGGCTTGGATGGCATCTGTGGAATGATGCCCATGATGGCAGGGCGTGATGTCATTGGCGCGGCGATGGCCGTTGATGAGGCTGCAGCCAAAATATTTGAAAACGGGTTGCAGAGCACCGGTTTTCTATCATCAAAAATGGCGCTTACGAGAGAGCAGCGTGAGCGGCTTCGTAAAAATATGAATGCCTTTGTTGGCTCAAAAAATGCTGGCAAGTTGATGATACTAGAGAATGATCTCTCTTATCAGAATGTGACGATGAACCCTGAAGCAGCCCAGCTATTGGAAAGTCGCTCATTCAGCATTGAAGAGATCTGTCGTTGGTTTAGGGTGCCTCCCATGATGGTGGGGCATACAACAAAACAGAGCAGTTGGGCATCTAGCGTTGAGGGGATGAACCTCATCTTCTTAACAAATACGCTGCGCCCACTGTTGGTGAACATCGAGCAGGAGATCGCCCGTTGTCTATTAGATACTGATGATGATTATTTTGCAGAGTTCTCCGTAGAGGGCTTTTTGCGGGCCGATAGTGCTGGGCGCTCCGCCTATTACACCACCGCGTTACAAAACGGGTGGATGAGTCGTAATGATGTTCGGCGCTTAGAAAATCTGCCACCTATTGATGGTGGTGATATTTATACTGTGCAACTTAACCTGACCCCATTGGATCAACTGGGGAATGAAACAGCGTCATCCAGTGAGCGCGCTCGCGCAGCAATGGCTGGGTGGTTATTCCCAGAAAGAAGTGATTCACCCTCTCAGTCTTCCAGTTCATTAAGTAGTCACTCAGTCGATCAGGAGTAATCCGTCAATGACAAAAAAAAGCCTTCCGGCAGCGCCGGCGGGGCGACCTTGCGCGCGTGTTTCATGCGAGGTGATGCCTCATGCGCTGGATCACTGGAATAGCGGCATTCGTGCCGCGCAAGCTGATGACAATACCATCTCTATTTTTGACGTCATTGGTCAAGACTATTGGGGTGATGGTGTCACGGCAAAGCGTATTGGCGCCATATTGCGTTCGCTGAATGGGGATGATGTTACGGTCAACATCAACTCACCCGGCGGCGACATGTTTGAAGGACTGGCTATTTATAACCAGCTGCGTGAATACGAAGGGAAAGTTACCGTTAAGGTCTTGGGCATCGCTGCATCTGCGGCGTCAATTATTGCTATGGCAGGTGATGATATCCAGATCGGGCGCGGTGCGTTCCTGATGATCCATAACTGCTGGGTTGTCGCGATGGGTAACCGGCATGACCTGGAGAAAGTGGCTCGGGATATGGAGCCATTCGATAGTGCTATGCAGGATATTTATGCCGCTCGCAGCGGCCTATCTCACGACATTATCGCAGAGATGATGGATAACGAGACCTATATCAATGGTAGTGATGCTGTTGAGAAAGGGCTTGCTGATAGCGTGTTGTCGAGCGATCAAGTAAGCCAAGATGATGAAAGTCCCTCTGCGGCGCTGAGAAAGTTGGATGCGCTATTGGCAAAATCCAATACTCCCCGTTCAGAGCGGCGTCGCCTATTAAAAGCACTCTCTGGTAACACGCCTGGCGCTGTTGCCACCTCTGATGGTACGCCGAGCGCTACCGCTGAAATTAACCCTGAAACACTAGCCAAACTGGATGCTGCATTAAGCGGCATGGTTTCGGCGTGCCAATAATCTGGAGAAATTATGTCAGAAGTTAATGAAATCCTGAAAAAAGTCACTGCATCCATTGAGGATGCGACCAGCAAGTTTAACGCTAAGGCCGAAGAGGCACTCAACGAGGCGAAGAAAACGGGGCTACTCTCAGCCCAGACGAAAGAGACGGTCGATAAAATGGCCGTCGAGCTTAACGCTTTGCGTGATGCGGAAAAAACGCTGAAAGCATCATTGGGTGAGCTGGAGCAGCATGTGGCTCAAATGCCGCTGGCCAATGCAAAGGGCGTAGTTGAATCCGTTGGGCAAGTCGTTATTGGTAGTGAAGCACTGAAGGCGTTTTCGTCCAGTGTAGAGGGTGGAAAGCGCATTAGCATTCCGGTTAGCGCGGCGCTTCTCTCATCCAATGTGCCTGAAGGTGTGGTTGAGCCCCAGCGCCTTCCTGGTATTGATACTGCTCCCAAGCAGCGTTTGTTTATTCGTGATCTCATTGCGCCGGGTCGCACTGGGGCTCCGGCTATTTTTTGGGTACAGCAGACCGGTTTTACCAATGCGGCGAAAGTCGTGGCAGAGGGGACGGTAAAACCCTATAGCGATATTCAGTTTGCTACCAAGATCACGCCAGTAACGACGATTGCCCACATGTTCAAAGCATCCAAGCAGATTTTGGATGATTTTGCACAGCTGCAGTCTACTGTTGATGCGGAAATGCGCTACGGCCTGAAGTATGTCGAAGAGCAGGAGATTCTGTTCGGTGATGGTACCGGGGTTCATCTGCATGGCATCGTCCCTCAAGCCACCGCCTATAAGGCGGAATTTAACGTAGATCAGCAGAACGGAATCGACGATCTGCGCTTGGCGATGCTTCAGGCGCAATTAGCGCGTTTCCCAGCCTCTGGCCATGTACTGCATTTTATCGACTGGGCGAAGATTGAGCTGACCAAGGATACGTTGGGCCGCTACATCCTGGCAAATCCATCGGCGCTCACAGGTCCTACTCTGTGGGGGCTGCCGGTTGTAGCAACGGAGACTGCGGCCTTTAAGGGCAAGTTCCTGACTGGTGCTTTCAATGCCGCTGCTCAGTTGTTTGATCGCGAAGATGCTAACGTGGTGATCTCTACAGAAAACGCGGACGACTTCGAAAAGAATATGATCTCAATCCGTTGTGAAGAGCGTTTGGCGCTAGCGGTCAAACGTCCTGAAGCGTTTATCTATGGCGCGTTTACTGCGCCGGTAGTCCCATCAGGTAGCCATTAATCCATCAACGACAAGCGGCCATATGGCCGCTTTTTTCTGGAGTGCATCATGAAATTAACTGCATTGAGGCCGATTTTTGTTGGTGGTTCGGTTGTTGTTGAGGGTGAAGCATTTGATGTTAACGAGCAGCGAGGCCGCGAGCTTCTTGCAAAGGGCTATGCCGGCTGTTTCGATGATAATCCTCCTGCGGAGCAGCCGGAGCAGCTGGAGCAGCCGGAGCCAACCTCCACGACAAAAAAGGGTAAAAAATAAGGGGGGAATATGCTCGATCTGCCACTGGTAAAGCAGCATTGCCGGATAGAGCCTGATTTTTCCGATGATGATGTGTTGCTACAAACCTATACAGTTGCCGCCCTTCGATATGTTGAGAATTTTACTGGTTGCAAACTGCGTGAGGTTAACGATCAGAATGCTGCGGATACCGGTGAGTATGGGCTCATGTTGACTGATGACATCAAGACGGCGGCCTTATTTCTTATCGCGCATTGGTATGCTAACCGTGAGCCAGTGACCACTGACGGCAGCAATGCAGTTAGCGTTCCGTTTGCCGTGGAGGCGTTACTGCAACCGTATCGGGTTTATGGGGTATGAGCGGATTACGGGCTGGCGAGCTGAATAAACGCATTGCTCTGCAATATCTCGTGAAACAGCGAGGCTCATTGGGAGAGCCTCTGCCGGATCAGGTAGTCGCCGTCGGTAAAGTATGGGCAAAGGCGGAGCCCATTTCTAACAGAAAAATTCGCTTATTGGATCAGCCGCAAGTTGTAGAGACCTATCAATTTACGCTACGTCCGCGCACTGATGTGCAACAGGATTGGCAAATCGTACTGGGAGACCTGGTGTTCACCGTTAGAGCGATGGACAGAACGCAGCCGGATCGACTGGTTATTACTGCGGAGGCCTGTACCCGCAATGATCGAATTAGCCATTAAAACCTCACTGGAGCGCATCACGGGGATGGCTGTTTACCCATTGCTTTTGCCTCCTGATGTGATGACCGGGATTACCTACCAACGTATATCAGACCCTGCCATAGAGACTGGGTTGGTGCGCACCCGCCTGGTAGAGGGGCGGTTTCAAGTAACGTTTTATGTCGTCGATATGTTTACCCAGTTAGTCACCATGGACCGTGACGTCTGGTCAGTATGGCAAGGGATTGTACATAGCCCCCTGGAGGGGTACGACGTTCAGTTTATTGAGCGTGCCGGATTACAGGACGGACAAGAGATCTTGAACAACGGCTCTATTGTATATAGCCGCCGTCGTGATTATCTGATCACCTTCTCGGAGTAACCCATGGATATGTCCATCACATTCCCGCAAGGGAAGGACTTCGATCGCCTACTTACGGAGGTGGGAGAGAAAGTTGGGGTAAAAGTACTGCGAGATGCGGGGCGTGAGGCTTTGGCCATCGTTGAAACGGATATGCGCCAGCATTCTGGATTTGATTCTGAGAATCATGGCGAGCATATGCGAGACAGCATCCGTATTCGTAGCACTAACCGCATGCACGATGAACGTTATGCCACGGTAGTTACTTTGAGAGTAGGCCCCAGTAAATCCCACCATATGAAAGCGTTGGCCCAGGAGTTTGGTACTCGTAAGCAGGTGGCTAAGCCGTTTATCCGTCCGGCGCTCGATTACAACCGACAAAAGGTGTTGCGAGTACTGGCTGTCGAACTGCGCTATGCCCTTGAAGGCCGTTAATTCTACCCGCTGCGCTTGCAGCATTTTTTAATAGAGAGAAATCGCTATGACCGATGAAATTCGTAGCCCGTCAGAGTTCGCCATGCTCCCTGCGGGAACCCGCGTATCGTATGGCGCTTTGGGAACCTTAATAGCGGCAGGGAAACTACTGCAAAATGCCATGTCAATTGGTACGACGGGGAAAAAGGGAACCTATGTAGAGGTCACTCGCCTGATCGACACCGAGCCCAAGTTTATGCAGGACATGGGTGAGGCGGAGGATAAGACCTTTGTTTTCCTTGACGCCCCAGATGATGCCAATCAGGAAGCATTTATTGCGGCTGCAGAGGCAAAGCAGACTGTATTGATGTTCATCGAGTTTCCCAATAAGCGCATTGCTACTCAGGAGCTGGCATTGAGTGGCTGGAGTATGCAGTCAGTCGATACGCCGAAAGGCAAAGTATTGCAGGTTGAAGTCTACGCCAAGCAAAACAGCGTCTCCTGGTCTCGCAAATCAGCGTAAGGAAAAACAATGTCTTACAAAGAGCTTTTGTTAAAACCTAATAACTCTCCCGTCACGATCAAAGCATTTGGCCAGCAGGTGACTATCCGACGCCTGACGGCCATGGAGTTGATGGAGTACAACCGTAGTATCGATGCAGAGAAAGGTAACGCCCAGGTGCTCGCAGAGATCGGGATCAAGTTGTTTCTCGCTGCGCTGGTAAACCCCGATGGCAGCAAGCCCAGCCCGAAAGATCTCCCTACGGCAACGCAAATTCTCAATTGCCAGGCGCAGGCCGATATTTTGCAGGCCGTGACCGACGTACAGCGTCATAGCTATGGGACGCTGGAGGAAGCGAAAAAAAACTGATGGACTCGCCCTGGCTGTGGGATGTATTTGAACTGGCCGACAGCCTTGGCGAGAGCGACCCTAGAAAGTTACTGGATCTTCCTGCTGACCTCTTGCTGCATTGGCAGGCGTATAGGGGATTAAAGCAGGATGCTCTCAGAGAGTCAGTGCCACCAGTCGATGCCGTCCCGTCGTATCCGGTAGCGGAGTACGATCCTGATGATTTTTCTCAATGTTTGCGGGTGATTGGTTATGGGTGATGTCGCATCACTGGCGGTTGCATTGCACCTGAATGCGGCCAGCTTTAAATCCCAGTTCTCTGACGCTATGCGTTCAGCGGATTCAGGTGCTCAGCAATTCAACCGAAAGGCCCAATCTGAAGCCCAAAAAACAAAGAGGGCATTTGAGGATATCGGGACAGGGGCTAAAAAAGCAGACGCTGATTTCCAGCTCCTGTCTCGTCGAACCCAGGAGAACATCGTTGGGTTTGATCGCCTGCGTGATGTTTTGGCTAACGTGGTCTCCGGCGGAACGGTAGCTGGCAGCACCATAACATCGGCATTAATCCCAGCGTTGGGGACAGGCCTGACTACTGCGATAGATCGAAGCACCGGTGGATTACAGCAGCAAAAGGTCGCGTTTTTTGAGGCGATGACTGCACAGGCCGAGCATGCGCAGGGGGTCCTTAGTGGGATAAAGGCAACCCGGGAACAAGCACAGGCTCAGGCGGATATCGCGCGTAAAACGATCGACGCGGCCAATGCTCAGCGTGAGCAGGCTTTCGCGCTGGATGAATATTTGGCGAACCAGGCTCAGGTAAACAAGGAATATGGAATCCTGCTCACGTATGAGAAGGAGCACGAGCAAAATGCCAGGGTGATCGCTGAGGCTAATCTTGCGGAGGCTAACGCTAAGAAAAAGCTGGTTGCGGCTAATTTACAGATGGTGGAGTTGGACGCCACCGAAGCCACAGCAAAGAAAAACTTGGCAGCGGCAACAGATCAGTTATCCGCAGCCAATCAGGAGCTGTCTTTTAGTCAGCGAATGGCAGCCAGCAGCGCTGGCATGCTGCGTGGGGCGATGTCTTTGCTGGGCGGCCCTATTGGTATCGGTATCATGGCGGTATCGGCCGCGGTCACGATGCTGTATTCGGCGTATAGCTCTGCCGAAATGGAGACGCAAAAGTTTAATGCTGCGTTGATGAAAAGCGGCATGCAGTCGGTCATGACGGTCTCGGATCTTCGCCGATTAACAACCCAGCTTGGCGGAACAGAGAGTGCCGTGAAGGGGGTTCAGGCGGCCGTATCTGCCGGGTTTTCCGGTAGTGCGTTGACTGAGGTTGCCGATTTGGCCAGGCAGATTGACGAGGCCGGCGGTAGCGCGGATGAGTTGGTTAGCCAGTTGAGTGCATTACGCGACGATCCGCTACGTGCCATGGAGCAGTTGACGCAGCAGGGTGTAGTGTTAAATGAAACTATCATCCAGCAGATCGCGGCACTGGAGCGCCGTGGGGAGAAGGTCGCGGCTGGTGATCTCGCTCAAAAGGAAGCAGCCGAGGCGGCTAAGCGTAATCTGGCAGAGCAGAAGCGTCTGACCGACGAACAGACCGAGTCGCTGAAGCAACTGGCGTTGGGCTGGCGCGGCGCCAACGTTGCAATGGGGGAGTTTGGGCTATTGGCCGCTCAGATCCCGCAGATTAAGGCGGCATCGTCATCTGCTGCCGATGATAAGGCAGCAGCAGAGGAGCGGACGCGGACGCTCAAGAATGAGCAACAACAGGCATTAGAAACCCTGAGAACCGAAAGCCAGATCGCCGCCGTCATGAAAGCGGGGGCGGACAAAAAGGCGGAGGCGCTCAAGATCACCGACGCTATCACTGAGCGCTATAAAGCCGGAAAGATGACGGCTGATGAGTATGCGCAGGCGCTGAAAGGCGTCGATAAGATGTATAGCGAGCGTCAGAAAAAGGCACCGGCCTACAAGGATGATGAGGCCACCCGCCGGCTGGCTGAGTTGAAGCAGCAGGAAGTGGTGCTGCGTCAGCAGAATGCCACGACCGAAGATCTGACGGCGGCGGAGAAAAAGCTGCTGGCCTTTAATCAGGAAATGGCAGAGCTGAAGAGTAAGCGGATACTGACGGCTAGTCAGAAGAGTTTGCTGAATGCTGAGGCTCAACTGCGTGCCCAGCTGCAGATCAATGTCAGTCTGGAGAAAGCCGCGCAGCAGCACCAGATCGCGCTGAAAGCTCAAGAGCAGATGCGTGATGTTGCTGAGTCAACCCGCCAGTTACAGCAGGAGCATAATAATAAAATCGCGCAGATGAGCATGACTCCAGCTGCGTATGACCAGATGATCGAAATGCAACGAATTCAGGATGACTTTCGAAAGCGAAGAGAACAGCTGGATGATTTATATGCTAATAAGAGTTCCAAACAATACCAAAAACGAGTCGAGCAACTACGAGTTGCTGAGCTTGAGCAAATAGCCATAGTTCAGGCTAGTAACGATAAAAAAGTCATGATTGAGGCTGATGGCTATGAAGGCATGAAAAAGGGGATAAAAGACTGGCAGGATGTTGCTGGAAACTCCTTTAGTTTGGCTCAGGATGCGGCAATGAATACGATGAACTCCATGGGGGATGCGGTTGCAAATTTTGTCGTGAAAGGGAAGGGGGACTTCCGCTCATTCGCAACGTCGGTCCTATCTGATATTGCTGCGATGATGACCAAGATGGCTGTGTTCAATTTGGTTAAAATTGGCACGGATTTCATGGGGTGGTCGAGCGGCGGTTATACCGGTGATGGCGGTAAGTATGATGTTGCTGGTGTAGTACACCGTGGTGAGTGGGTTGTCCCACAAGAGGTGGTAAAACAACCAGGGATGTTGAGCTTCCTCAGTCAGCTGACTTATGGGAAAGGTTATGCTGAAGGTGGTTTGGTTGGCGGAGGCTCCGTGCCAACGCCAGCATCGTCAACGGCAGCACCGAGAGCGCCGATTTCTCTGCATGTGACCGTTCCTATATCTGTGCATAAAAGTCAGAGTGATTTAGGAAACGTACAGCAGCCGGCATTCACTGCGGAGGTTAAGCGGTTTGTGATCGGTACTGTTGAGGCTCAACTACAAGATGCCATGCGTGATGGTGGCGATCTGGATCAGTTCGTACGGAGTCGGTCTTAGCGTTTTCGCCTGGATTGTGCCAGTATTCGGCCACAACACAGATAGGAGACGTTATGAGAAAATTAATATTGTTAGCCCTGTGTAGTGTGTCGGCGCTAGCTTCGACATCGGTCATGGCAAGGGAATTAGCACAATCAGAAAAACAAGTCATTATGGATGTTGTTAATTCTAGACTGAAAGATCCTTACAGCGCCAAATATACTTGGCAGGATTATAAGGGTGGTGAGACATATTGTGCCTGGGTTAATTCAAAAAATTCATATGGTGGGTATGTTGGCAATCAAGTAATCATCATGGATGTAAGGAAGGATAATTTAGGGAAGATAGTATGGGCGCAAGGCGGATTATCTGACGATCCTATCTCATACCCTATTTGCACTGATGATGGATATAGAGTTAAGCCATAGTTAAAAACTGACCCGCCGCTCGGCGGGTTTTTTCTATTGAGATAAATGAATATGGATACTTTCCACTGGTCTCCACGCCCAGCTATGGGCGTTTCCATTAAACCCAGCGTTACGACGGTTAAGTTTGGCGATGGCTACGAGCAACGGCGTCCATCTGGCATTAACCATATCCTAGAGAGCTATTCTCCTGTATTCCGCGTTAGCCATGATGAGTTTCGGGAAATCGAAGCGTTCTTCCGGCGCCAAGGTGCGGTAAAGGCGTTCTTGTGGCGTTCGCCACAGCGGCACGTCCCGATCCGCGTGGTCTGTCGTGAATGGTCCGAGCAGGTTTACAACAACTATGTTGATGTGTCCTGCAAGTTCGATCAGGTGATGGCGTAAGGAGTCCATATGCAAGATATCCCTCGTGGTACGCTGCTTCAGGTGGGTGAGTCTGCGCAAAACCCGCAACTCGATTTGTGGGAGATCGATCTCACCACGTTGGGCGGCACGCGCTTCTTTTTTCATGATGGCGTCAATGAGCATGGAGAGGCCATTATCTGGCAGGGGCGTAAGTATGAGCCGTACCCTGCCGGCGGCGATGGATTCGAGTTCAATGGTAAGGGGCCTGGTAACCGCCCAACGGTGAAGCTATCTAACCTGTTTGGCCTAATTACTGGGCTCGCCGAGGACTATGATGGTCTGGCTGGCGCCAGGGTAGTGCGGCGACAGGTCTATTCCTGCTTTTTAGATGCAGAGAACTTTGTGCAGGGGAATCCTACTGCCGATCCCACCGAGGAGGTTGTATCTCGCTACGAGGTTCAGCAGCTGTCGGAGTTAACCGGTGATGGGGCCGTGTTCACGTTATCTATACCGACCGAGACTGATGGCGCTCAGTTCCCTGGCCGGACAATGCTAGCGGACGTTTGCTCATGGGTATATCGCTCTGATGAGTGTGGTTACCGAGGGGCGGCCGTGGCAGATGAGTTTGATAAACCAACCAGCGATCCGCTCAAGGATAAGTGTGGGAAGTGCCGTAAATCGTGTGAGCTACGCAATAACATGGGCCGCTTCGGTGGATTCTTGTCGATCAGTAAGCTATCGCGGTAAGTCAGGCCTATTTTTTATTGGGGGAGGGAAGATGATTGTTGATGAGATTATCGCGTATGCCAGCCGATGCGCGCCGGAGGAGGCGTGTGGTTATGTGATACGCACACAGCAAGGCGATATTTTCCTACCTGTTGAGAATAGCTCGATTGAGCCTACACAGTATTTCCGTATGACCCCTGAGGATTTCTTGGTGGCACAGACCAAAGGCGATGTTATCGCGCTGGTGCATAGCCACCCGGATGGTCCCCCGCATTTAAGCTCTGCAGATCGGTTACTCCAAGTACAAAGTGCTTTGCCTTGGTGGTTGGTCTGTGACGGTTCAATCCAGAGATTCCGCTGCGTTCCGCCGTTGCTAGGGCGGCGGTTTACGCATGGGGTGATGGACTGTTACACCTTATTCCAAGACGCCTATCACTTGGCTGGGATCGCTATGCCCGACTTTAGTCGGAAGGATGACTGGTGGCGACATGGGGAAAACCTCTACTTAGATAATATGGCTGCCACAGGATTCAGGCAGATCAAAGGTACACCCCAGCCAGGTGACATTATGCTGTTCTGTTATGGCTGCTCTGTCGCCAACCATGCTGCTATTTATTGTGGTGGGCAGACTATCCTTCATCACCTTCCTAACCAACTCAGCAAGCGAGAGGAGTTAACCGGATCATGGCAACGACGCATGCACAGTCTGTGGCGACACACGGCATGGCAACCTTCCTCCTTCACGGGGATCTACAACGATTTGGCCGCAGAATTCCATTACAGGTCATGACGGCAGCTGAGGGGCTCCACGCCTTGCTAGTGCAGGTTTGCGGTTTACGCCAGCACTTACGCGACGGGTGGTATCAGGTACGTATTGCAGGTCATGATGTGGCACCAGATAAAGTGATGCAGCGCTTGCATGAGCCACTTCCCCCCGGGGCGATTGTGCATATCGTTCCGCGTATGGAGGGCGCAGCGAAAGGAGGGATCTTCCAGTTCATCGCTGGCGCCGTACTGACTACTGTCGGTGTATTGACGTCTTGGACAGGGATTAGCTCTGCTCTTACTGCTGCCGGTATCGGGATGATGCTGGGGGGTGTTGCTCAGATGTTGACGCCAACGCCCAGGACACCAAAGTCGTCGCAGACTGATAACGGTAAGGGAAACAGCTACTTCTCTAACCTGGATAACGCTGTATCACAAGGTAATGTCATGCCTATCCCCTACGGTGAGATTCTGACGGGGTCTCGGGTCATATCGCAGTCTGTCAGTGTGTGGGATGGCAATGGCGATACTGATGTTGATCTCGGCAAGGTTGGTCAGAAGTTATAATTTTCGCGCTATTCAATAAGCCACCTTCGGGTGGCTTTTTTGTTTCTGGAGCATAGATCATGGGAAAAGGTGGTGGCGAACAACATACGCCCTATGAGCAACCCGACAACCTGAAATCAAAGCAGAAAGTTTCCATCATTGATGCTATTGGGGAAGGCCCAATAGAAGGCCCTGTAAATGGGCTACAAAGCGTCTTGCTGAAGATGACGCCTGCTATCGATAGCAATGGCGATAGCAACGTGAATGGCATGAGCCTGCAATGGGTAGCGGGTGAGAACGAGCAGCCGGCACTGAAGGGGTTTGAGGGGTCGGGAACGGAAGTGCCGGTAAACGCCGAAATTAAAAACGGCGCACCGCTGACCCGTACCATCACCTCTACAAACATTGACCGCCTGCGCTTTACGTTTGGTGTGCAGTCATTGGTTCAGGCTCAGGATAATGGTGATCGTGTCGGGACGTCCGTTGATTTGCAGATCCAGATTATGCGGGGTGGCCGATGGGTTACTGAGCGAAGGGTAACGATCTCTGGCAAGACTACGACGCAGTACCTGAACGCTTTAGTCGTCGATAATCTCCCTCCGCGCCCGTTTGATATTCGCATGGTAAGGAGCACGCCAAACAGCAACAGCGACATGCTTCAAAACAAAACGCTGTGGACCAGTTACACCGAGATCATTGATGTACAGCAGCAGTACCCTAACACGGCTGTTGTTGGGCTGACATTTGACAGTGAACAATACGGTAGTGAGATCCCAAGCCGAAATTACCACATCCGTGGTCGTATAGTTCAGATTCCATCGAATTACGATCCGTTGGCCAGAACGTACAGCGGCATATGGGATGGGTCATTTAAACCGGGGTGGACGGACAACCCCGCCTGGTGCCTTTACGATGTTCTAACCCATCCCCGCTATGGCCTGGGTAAAAAAATCGGATCGGTCATCGTTGACAAGTGGGCGCTGTACACGATAGGGCAGTATGCGGATGCATTGGTTCCCAATGGCTATGGTGGTAAAGAGCCGCGTATGCGCTGTAATGGCTATATCACAACGCGCCGCTCTGCCTACGAGGTGATTAGTGATTTTTGCTCCATCATGCGTTGTATGCCCGTCTGGAACGGCCAACTGCTTACCTTCATCCAAGATCGCCCCGCCGATTGCGTCTGGCCCTATACCAATGCCAATGTGGTTGATGGCAAATTCTCCTACACCTTTAGCCCTAAATCATCCAGACATAATGCGGTTCTCGTCCGTTGGGTTAACCCTGACAACGGGTGGAAAGAGGATTTTGAATATGTATCAGATGATTTGTCGATCGCGGCCAATGGATTAAATCAGCTAGAGATCGATGCGTTTTGCTGCACAAGCAGGGGCCAGGCATATCGACATGGTTTGTGGATTCTGACAACAGAAAAACTTGAAGTGCAGACGGTGTCTTTCAAGGTTGGCGCCGACGGGCTGAAGCACTTGCCGGGTGATGTGATCGAGGTCGCTGATAATGACTATGCCGCCAACCAGATTGGTGGTCGCCTGCTGAATATCGATGAGGCTGGTCGTAGTATCACGCTAGATCGGAGTGTAACGTTACCTGCGGGCAAGGTGACCGTGAGTGTTATTGGTACAGATGGTCGTCCTCTGCGTTTAGAGGTAGAGAGTCAGTTGGCGCCTGATGTGTTGGTGCTAAAGAGCCTGCCATCAGGGATTAAAACTCTTGGCGTGTGGTCACTATCACTCCCTTCGGCACGTCAGCGACTCTATCGTTGTGTATCCATTAAGGATAATCGCGACGGAACATATAGCATCGTGGCTATCCAGCATGTTCCTGAAAAGGAAAACGTCGTTGATAATGGGGCCAGCTTTGATCCTAAGCCGGGGTCAGGTAGCTCCTCTATCCCGCCAGCGGTAGAGCATTTGGATGTGGAAATTACCCCTGATGATGGCCAGTATCAAGCCATCGCGCGCTGGGATACTCCGCGAGTTGTTAGTGGGGTGCGGTTTGAGTTAAAGCTAAATCGGGCAGATCGCGTTGTTGGTTCGCAGGTGACCAGTGATATGGAGTATCGCCTCTCCTCACTCCCGCTGGGGGCGTACACGCTATCGGTAAGGGCCATCAACCAATTTGGACAGAAAGGCGATCCCTCTTCGGTTAATTTTAATATCTCAGTTCCTGATGCACCTGCATTTATTGAGCTAACACCGGGATACTTCCAGATCACGATTACTCCACGCCTGAGTTATTACAGGCAAGATGTGCAGTACGAGTTTTGGTTCTCTGAGACTCGTATCGTGAATGTCGCACAGGTTGAGTCATTGGCTCAGCGTCTTGGTATCGCAACATACTGGGTAAAGGATGGCCTGAAGAAGCTAGCGACAGACTATTACTTCTATATCAGGAGCGTAAATCAGGTAGGGAAGTCAGCATTCGTTGAGGCGATTGGTCAGGTAACGAGTGACGCATCAGGCGTTCTGGATATCCTGAAAGATAAAATCACCGCTGATCAGATGACGCAGGCGTTTTTACAAGGGATCGACAATAGCCTGGTGAGCAAGGAGTTGAATGCCGCTCTAGCCCAATCGGAAGCGAAGGTCAATCAGCAGTTAACGACGCTAGGGAGTGAAGTTAGCGGCTCTAAGTCCCAGCTTCAACAGCTACAACAAACGGTAACATCAGGGGATAATGCGTTATCGCAACAGATTAATAACGTTAACGCTCAGGTTGGGAAAAACACCTCGGCTGTTCAGGTGGTATCTAAGGCACAGGCGGATCTCAAGGGGGATGTCGATGCCATGTGGTCGATGCAGGTTCAGACTACGCAGGACGGTAAAAAAGTCATTGCGGGTATTCAAGCTACGGCATCGGGTGGCGTTGCTCAAGTATTGATCCTGGCTGATAGATTTGCTGTGTTTAACCAAAGCAATGGGAAGGAGTCGCTACCGTTTATTGTCGAAAATGGGCAAGTAATCATTGATGCTGCATTTTTGAAGCGTCTATACGCGGCATCGATTACATCGTCAGGGAATCCGCCGACGTTCTCGCTAACACCTGAGGGGCATTTAACAGCTAAGAGCGCAGATATTAGTGGTAATGTTAATGCAACAAGTGGAAAGTTTAGTAATGTTGTGATCGACTCAACCTGCGATATTAAATATCTCCGTGCTGAATCTATCGATGGAGACATTACAAAAACATATGTTGTGAATAAAAATGGAACCATTGCGATACCAGCGCAACGCTTTGCTCGCAAAATGATTTTACCCAGCATTGTTGCAGGCACATATGGCTACACAACTCAAACTGGCGGTTCGAATCCTTCTGATAAGTGGTATTCATCCACATCAATGGCAGAGATAACTGTTAATGGATCTCGCATTGGTGCCGTTACAGGCCCATCTATTTCAAGCTTTTCAACCGGGCAGTTTTTAAATACTGGAAGCGTTCTTTATACGATACCTGCGAACACATCAATTACCGTTGGGATGAATCATAAAATGACTGACTATAGTACGCCAAGCTCATTTGATTACATTAACCCGATGGCTGTTATTTTTGTATTCAAAGAGTAGTGTATTTATAGCTAGAAAATCATCATTGTAAATCAAGTTATCGTGGTGGGTGACTATAGAGTCAAGCCGGAAGACATTGTGGACATTTGATACGGATAGTGTCACTGCATCCCCTACCACTATGGCGGGGTTGTCTTGTTTGATATTTTCATTAAAATCAATGTGATATGTTATTTCTGGGGTTGTTTTCTCTGCGTGAGGTGGAGAAAGTCTTAACCTGTATCTATCATTAATAGAAGGTAAAGTTAAGGATGATTGAGATGAGCTAAATGAATAATAAAAAATATATGATGTTATTTGTTTTTATTTTCCCGACATGTGTTTTCGGTGCTGATGAGGAGGACTCAGTACCCGTTTTTACCACCCCATGGTCTCGTCTCTTTTCTGGTTCTGAAGCTAAGCTATCTACAGCAATTACTTATAATGCACCATTGTCTCATCAGGATAAAGATGTACCTGTAAGCTATACAGAGAGCGAGACAAGGAATATATATAATCAAAGGGTTTTTGTTAGTTTTCAGTACTCTCCACTAAGTTCTTTTTTTGCCAACTTGACGGTTAGAGCACCACTGCAAGATATTAACCGTTATAGAACTGATTTTGTATATAGTTTTGGTTATGACGATTGGAGACCGGGGACATTCAGTCTTGTGTATAGTAATTATGGGGATAGTAATAAGTTTTTCCCTCAAGAAGGAAATCGCCGAACGAAAATAGAACAGGGAATGATTACGGCGGCATATAAGTTTTCACTGCCAGATTCATGGAATAAAAACATATTGATATATCCTAGCGATAGCCTAACCTGTCAAATAGGATATTTGTATGGACCAAGATACTACTCTCTTCAGGAAAATAGAACGCGTAAAGGGAAGAGTGTGTTGCTCGGAAGTTGTGGGTATACATTAAAGCATCATTATTTTTTCAGGGTTTCGACATTTTTTTATCCAGACCGCTCCCAGCAACAGCCATGGGATGCTGACTATACCTATAGTATTGGTTATGTCTCAGGTTATGAGCCCGGAGATTTATCAATATCATATAGTAACTATAGTGGGACTAGGTATTTTTGGAGAGGAGACCGTAATGCTAATTTTCGAGAAGGAAGCATTAGTGTTACTTGGACGCTCCCATTCTAAGTAAGTAGTTATCCAGTAATGAGGCCACCACTGGTGGCCTTTTTTATTTATGGAGTAAATATGTCACGTATTACAGGCATCCTGAAAGATGGGATGGGTAAACCTATTGTCAATTGTAAAATCATGTTGAAAGCGCTGCGGACGAGCACTACAGTCATCGCGCATACTGTCGCATCACAGAATCCTAATGAGGCAGGGTTATATGATATGATGGTAGAACCTGGACAGTATCGTGTAATGTTCTGTGTCGATGGGTATCCACCTGAGTATGTCGGGGATATTCAGGTATACAAAGACTCACCAAATGGAACGCTAAACTACTTCCTTGGCTTGCCGTTAGATGGAGACTTGCGCCCTGATGCGATCAAGCAATTCGAGGCCATGGTGGACAAGGTGGCCTCTCAGGTAGCGGAGGTTGAAAAGAGTAAGCTTGCGGCAGAGGGTAGCGCTCGTGCCGCAGCTGCATCGGCAGATCGCGCTAGCCAGATCACTGGTCTCTCAACCGTGACGGATGCTATCAGTATGGCATCAGTGCCGCTTCCTGATGTGTGGATCCCGTTTAATGATTCATTGCAGATGCTTACCGGCTATGGCGAGGAGGTTAAAGTAGGCGCGGTAACCGTTGCTAAGATGGCATCCTTTAGTCGGGCTACGACTGCTACATACACAGATAAATCTGGAACGCGTCGTATTGCTAAAGTTGATGAACCTCGATTCGAAAAAAATGGTCTGTTTATTGAGGGGCAAGGGACAAATTTAAATGTTAAATCAATAGACTTTTCCTCATGGCGGACATACTCAGGGAATACGTTATTAAGCACTGGTAAGACAGATGAACTAGGTAACGAGATTTGGGAGTGGAGTTATATTGCGCCAGAAGTAATTTCAAATAGTGTAGTGATGCAAAATCCATATGGTAATTTAACTCCCGGTAGAACATATACAGCATCATGCTTTATTAAAGGCTCGAAAGATGCATATGTGGAGATGTATTCGGCAGATAGTTTTACTCGTGGTGAGTATATTGTAGAGGAGTTAGCCGACGGATGGCGACGTGAGTCATTAACATTTACTACGCTAGCCCAAGCAACTGGATACTATTTGCGACTACAAGTTAGAAACCCAACTGTACCAAAGAAAATTCTACTTGCTGGGTTTCAGCTTGAAATGTCTCCTTTTGCAACATCGTATATACTGACAAATGGCGCGGCAGTAACTAGGGCGGTGGATCGATGCTTCATTAACTGCTTATGCAATCTTAGTGAGAATCAATCAAAGTTTAGTTATTCAGTATTGGTAGATCGTAAGGCTGAAAATTTCCGTGTCTTTGAGATTGGAGAGGGTAATTCTATTTTATCAAGTGGGAATGATATTTACTTTAGAGTCGGAAAGAAAGATTATTCCTGCACAATAAATCTAACATCTCAAGTTTGCCTAAGTGCAACGGTCGATGTTACCACGAAAATCGTTTGTGTTAATGGTAAAGTTGTTAATGGTAGATATATAGATATTTCCATCCCACCATCTGGCGCTAGTAATGTCGTTTTTGGCAATACAAGAAGTTTTAGTGATCGGGCTCTTTTTGGACATATTAGAAACTTCCGCATATGGCATGACACTCTAACAGAAGAGCAGTTAAGGGCGATAAGATAATGAAACCTTTATATTTGAAGTTTGATAGCGAAGCTCACGCCGAGTCTGTACTGTTATCAAATGGGTTCAAGCGCGATGAGGCCGGTGGGCTATATAGCGACTCTGTATTAATCGACGTGATTGGTGTTATTCCAGGAAAATTAGTTGTAGATAGTCAGGGTAACATTTTATCGCAAGAGCCTGATCTGCCAGGATGGCATGTGAATCTGCTCGTACCGGACGATTACGTGATCCAGCCACCTAACGCTGTTGTGACGGTAGCAACGCCGGTTCGCAAGTGGGCGGGGTACTGA